TGATTTTATAAGGTCAACCCCTTTATGGTCTATTTCACGAATCAATTTTTTATCGCTCTCAAATTTTCTAACGTCAATCGCAGTAAATCATTTTGAATTTCCAGCATCATAACCAGCTCCTCATGGCTGGCGCAAGTAACCCTATCCACAATTAACTTGAGGGAATAAAAATGTCAAATTCAATTAACCTACGAACAGCACCGATTCAGAACAGAAAGGCGGCGGGCGCAGTAAAAACCCTTGCTGACGCGCAGCTAACTGATCTGGCGGCATTGCGTGCGTCCATCGTCGCATTAACCGCCAAGATTGATGTTTTGGCTGCAAAGTTAAACGCCGATGCTGGCGTGACTGATACTAATTATGCGGTTGATTTCGCATCAGCGGTGAACCCTGCCGCGCTTACCACACTTCGTTAAACACTAGGAGAATATCATGGCTGACAATATTGCTGGACAAACACTCGCCCAATCCGCTGACCAGGGCACCCCTTCACGAGCCTCTGGCCGTAACGCCCTGGATGCCACTGCTATCGTAGTGACCGATGATGTTTATGTCGCCACGGGCTTCCAGCCGCGCTTTGTGCAATGGGAGAACGCCACAGACCGAACCCTTGTAGAGTGGCGCGAAGGCATGGCCGCGAATACCTGTATCAAAACCGCCGCCGCTGGAACGCGGACATTGGAAACTACTAACGGTGGCATTACCGTGTCGCAACTTGGCTTCCGCGTCCGTCAAAATGCCACGCTGGCCGCTGTACTGGCAAGTAAAGTATGCTACTGGAAGGCAGAAGGCTAATGGCTAATAAAATCGACACAAACGATCATAGAATGGGGCAGCACAAGCCCCGCGACATGCCGTCCACTGGGGAGGCGATGATCGGCGCTGAGTCAATCATCGAAATGGCCGATGGCCCAACGCTATCGGCCAAAGATATTGAGATGGCCTTCCTGGAGGAGACGGTTGAAGTTATCGTCCACGAATCAACTGACCCTAACGCGGAAGCGATTATCAAGGTTGGAGTGGGTGGCCGCAATCAGTTTTTCGTGCGCGGTACCGCTCATATCGTAAAGCGTAAATTCATTGCCGTCTTGGCTCAAGCGAAAGCAACGACCTACACCCAGCAGCGGTACAAGGACACCGACGGAAACGAAGGAATCCGAAACGTGCCACGTACTGCATTGATGTATCCGTTCTCGATCATCAGCGACAGTAACCGCATGGGTGCTGACTGGCTCAAGAAAACCTTGGCTAGCGCATGACGGCGATTACCGACTTCACCAAGGCGCGGGTTATCCCGGAGGTTATGGGGTGCCCGATCTTCGTGGCGGTGGAGTCGGTGCGCGATGCTGCTATTGAGTTTTGCGCAAGGTCGAGATATTGGCGGGCGAACCTAACGCCCGTCAATGTGGTTGCTGGGCAGGCGGCTTATACGCTTTCCCCGCCAGCAGATTCAATCATCCACGAAATATTAAGCGTTCGGCATAACACCTTTGTCGTTAGCCCGACAACGGAATTTTCACTTGATGACTCGCCTTCATGGAGGTTGTTGACCAGCTCCCAAGCTGAGGAATGGTACTCCAACGAGCAAAACGTCATAAATCTGACGCCTACCCCATCTGTAGCAGGGACTGCGAAACTTGATGTGAGGGTGATCTTGAAGCCGTCACGGACAGCCCTCAACATCCCAAGCCAACTTTACGACCATTACCTTGAAGAGGTCGCCGCTGGCGCAAAAGCAAGGCTGATGGTGATGCCTGGCGTGGAGTGGATCAATCCAGCCTTGGCAGGGCATTACAAGACTATATTTGACGCTGGAATTAAAAATGCGCGGGGAGTCGCCAACATGGGCTACGCCACTGCGCCAATGGATTCATCTACATTACTTTGAGGTGACACATGTCTTATATTCTTTTAGCGCCCTCTGAGGCTGAGGCGGTAGCGTCAGGCGCGGCCAGTGTGATTGGACTGCCCGCCAGACCGGGCATGAAGTTAATGGGGTACTCTATCACCGAAGACGCCGGTACGCCTGCCGCCGCACGCTTAAGGTTGCGTCACGGGACAACCGTTGCAGGGATTGAGATCGCGGACGTAAAACTTGCCGCTGACCAGTCAACCAGGGAAATGTTTGGCATTGGCATTTTCGTGCCGAATGGCGTATTCGTTGAGCGTGCCACGGGAACAACGAGACTTTCTTTATATTGGAGTAAACCATAATGGCAACATCAGGTGGAATCTCAGTAATCCCAGCAGGGAATAACAACATCGGTGACGTTGATGTGGCGACACTGCCCGCAACCCCCGCCGGATCGAACATCACCGGAAGTGCGGGCGGTCTCGGAATTAACGTAGCGGCATCATTCACCCATATCGCGGCCACGGCGGCTGACGTGCAGGGGCTTGCCGCGCTGGCGAATCGTCGATTACTCGGGTATTCCGTAACTGAGGCAGCTGGCACCCCCGCCGCAGCAGAAGTAACGCTGCGGCACGGCACGCTGGCCACTGACCCAGAAATAGGCACAAAGAAGTTGGCGTTAAGCACTGACCGGGATGTGCGTTTCGGCACATCGGGCATCGCGGTGCCGAACGGCGTGTTCGTCGATATGGTGGCAGGCACCGTCAAACTAACCTTGATCTGGTCTACCGTCGCATAAACAGGAGAATATCATGGCTCAAATTAACGACACAGTAACCAACCGCAATTCAACCGGGACGATCCCCGCCGCTGGATTCTTCATCGTTCCCGCGTCAGGTCTCCCGCTTAATTTCACCGCCTCACTCAACTCGGTTGACGCAGGCCGGAAGATCGAATTTTCCAATGACGGCGTGAATTACGAGCCGTGGACGTATGATCTTAGCAGCGTAAACAACCTGATGCTATTTTTCAAAGCCAAATGTGAAAGCGTCAAATTCACTGGCGCCGTCGGCAATCGCTGGGGCATCACCACGGGCGACGAGGGCTAGTTGTGGGAATCATTGTCGCACAATCGCTAATCGACAAAGCCGAGATACGGCTGAACGACACGGCGAACGGCTCTTGGTTTGCTGCCGATTTGCTTGGGCACCTCAATGATGGGCAGCGCGTAATAGCGAAAGCCGTCCCCGCCTTCATCAAAAATCAGAGCATTCTCCTTGTCGCGGGAGTAAAGCAGACCAGGCCAGCCGATGGCAACCTGATAATGTCCGTACCCCGGAATATGGGCACGTCTGGCACGGTCGCGGGAAGTGCCATAACGTCAGTTCCGATGGAGGTCATGAACCGCTTCCTTCCGGCATGGGGTAGCGCAGTCGCTTCATCGACGGTAGAAAATTGGATGTACAATATAGCCAACCCCGGCATATTCTACGTCTACCCCCCACAGCCGACAACTGGAATGGGGCAGGTCGAGATAGTCTATACTGCCGTACCGCCCGACATTGCGGCAGGCGCAGCGATCACGATTGAAGATGTTTATGCTACGATCCTGATTGAATACGTGGTATACGCAGCCTCTCTAATAGATGCTGACTACGCCTCATCAGGAAAAGCCGCCGCCGCGCTTGCCAACATAATGTCTCAACTTAAGTGAGGATATAAAATGACAAACGATCACAGCCGCGCAGATTGCTGCACACTTATCGGGAGTAATTAAAATGCCAGTAGAAAATTCAAAGGGGCCTGGTGGGTCTGAACCTAATCTTGCAGCGGCAACTGTAGGACAGATTGTCAAGTTGGGCATCGTGTCAGATGGTGCGGGCGGCTCATCCGGAGTAGTGTCGGACAGCTCTGGGCAACAGATGCCTTACGATCTAGTGGGTAGTTTTAGCTTGGGGGCTTCTACGGCACCTGCCACAATAGCGTCAACAGACTTGTCATGTGGGTATATCGAGCTTAACGCCAACACCATAGTTGCATTTAGTACAAATGCGGATGGATCATACATGCAAAAAGATTTTACGGTGCAACAAAATTCCTTGGGGGGGTATGTTTCAATATTTCCGGATAATATTACGTGGGCAGGGGGCGTTGCCCCACAGCCTCCTCTCATGGCATCTAATTTTGTCCGTTATACATTCACATCCGCCGATGGCGGCGTGACATGGCTAGGATTTACCGAAAATGCACCATTGGCACCTCTGGCGCTAGACCGTTTCAATCGTGCAAATGATGCGCTGCTCTTGGGCACGTCTGAGATTGGCGGTGCATGGAGTGCGTTGGCGGGCACTTGGGGGATATCGGGAAATTCGGCCTATCTAGCAGCTCGCGTAGGAGATTCGGTCGCCGCGTTAGAGGTAGGAAATGTAAATCACACAGTTTTCGTTGACGTAACCCCAGGTAATTCTCTTGGTCAACCTGCCCTGCTGGGTCGCGTCGTGGATGCTGCAAATTACTGGCTTCTTCTGCCTGGGCAACAGGGGTCTTCCCCACAGACACTCTCGATATGGAAAAAAGTGGCCGGGGTTTTCACGAACTTGGCTACCTACAACTTACCTGCTGGACAGGCTTACGTGATAGGTCAGCCGTCTCGCATAGGACTAAAATTCAGCGGGAACGTTGTAACAGCGTATATAAATGGCGTCACGCTGGGGTCTGTAACGGATGCCGCCCTAAACACAGCAACAAAAATTGGCCTCAGATATAATGACGCCAATACGGGAAGCACTTGGGATAACTTGGTGACAATAGCATGAAAAACGTAATTCTTGACACGGATTTTGGCACAGACCCCGGAGACATGGGGGGTGTACTAATAGCGTTGGCCATGCACAAAGCCAAGCTAATAAACCTGCTGGGGATAATTAATTCCACCAGCGTAGACAAAGCGCCGGGCGCTGTGAGCGCAGCGTGCCACTCCTTCGGGCTGTCAAACATACCAGTGGGTACGTGGAAAGGCGCTAGTATTATTGGTGGCTACGTAGCAAATAATTGGACTGATCAGGCGTATGATAATGTTGCATTTCCGCGCACAGGTGGGTTAGCGGCCACATTCGAAGACTGCTTGACGCTGTACCAGAGACTTTTGACCGAAAACAGTAAAGTAACAATTGTGGCTTTAGGGGGGGGTAATGCGCTGAATCAGTTATTAGTGGCTTCGCCTACGTTGTGCAGCACTAAAGTGTTCGAGCTTTTATGGGCGGCAGGTCACTACCCTATTGGTGCCGCTGAATACAACATCGGTTCGCTCGATTATCCGTCTGCCGCTGCCGTCATGAGTAACTGGCCTACCAAAATCACATACTCTGGCTATGAGGTGGGATTAGGGGTGTTCGCTTCAGGGGCGCTGCAATTTGAATACACAAACGCAGATGTTGGGCGATTCGCTTACAACGCGATAGCCCCCACGGGGCGGGATTCATGGGATCAAATGCCTTTTTTCTGGTTGGTATACGGAAGGTCGTTATTTCGAACCGTAAGCGGTTCAAATGTTGGACTGCCATCCAGTGGCAACACATGGACAACCTCGCCATCTGGGAAAGATCAGTACATTGTTAAAACACTTGGCAATACTGCTTACGCATGGATGGTTAATGCCTGGATGGGGTATTCAAGAAGTGGTGTGCTGCCCTCATGGAAATATGGTCACGGCATTGTCAGTATTTGATTGTTCGAGATTTCTGCGGTTTAATTACCGGGTTGGAGGCAAGGGATATGCCAGTAGACTACCAAGTATCTGAGGGCATAGCCCGGTACTTCAAGCCAGGTGAGAAGTATGGCGATCCGTTTATAGCGTCAATGATCGTAAAGCACATTGGCCGGGATATAGCGGTTATTGAGGTCGCAAACGGTGAAGTCTCAATGCCCGATACCGTGGAGCTATTCCGCCTATTGGCAGGCCATGGAATCAAGATAGTGTGTATGTCCCGCCGTGGCTTCCCATTCGGAAATAAAATTACTGATGGGGTGTTGAGGGGGTATATTCAAGTGGATGTTGAAGAATTTATTGCTAAAATGGGCGAGCGAATCGGCGATGTCAAAGAATGTTAAAGCGCCGTAAAATTGACGCACAAGCGCCAGAAGAGTTTCGCCGCGCCACATCTATCATTATGGATATGGTTACTTGCGCCAGCCATGAGGAGCTGGTTATGATGCTGGAAATTCAAAATGATTTACTGCGATTGACGTTAGAAAATTTGAGAGCGATAAAAAATTGATTCGTGAAATAGACCATAAAGGGGTTGACCTTATAAAATCA